AGATGAGAACTTTCCACCCACCACACCCAATCCTAGTGAATCCCTTTCACAAATAATGTACCGCTCTGGCCAACGTTCTGTGGTCGAGTGGATTCAACACCGACTCATCGAAGAGAACAATGGCTAAAAAGTCGAAACAAGATCTAAAGGTAGCAGCAAGACAAGCGGCTACGACAGGGACACTCTCACAAAAACAAGTTCAGCAGCTTAAATCTGCTGGAGTTAAGTCATCAGTCGTTCAGAGCATCAAAGCTGTAAACAACAACGCAAAGTCTACCGCACCAGAACAGAAAACAGTTACATCTACTGAACAGACAAAACCCCTAACGGGTAATGCTGTTAAGGATGGTCGGTACGGTATCGGTGCTCAACGTGAAGCGCAACAAAACTATAATAGTTTAGTTGAGCAAGGAGTTACTGATGCGTTTAATCCTGGCAAGCCTGGCAGTCGTGCAAACATTACAGCCGATGGCTTTGTAGGCAGGAAGGAATTGAACAGGTTTGCTAAGAGCAAAGACATTGACGCATCTCAAGCACGGAAACGGCTGGCTAGCAAGGGTGCATCATTTACTGCTGGAGCAAATAAGAGGGCTGATTCTGTATTTAGCAAAAACAACCCAATGCTCGCGATGATGATAAATGGCGATTTCGATTATGGTGCCGGACTAGGCAAGGGTAAGCAGCGGCAGCTTCAGATCTTTAAGGATTCTAGCGCTTTTGACTATAGCAACAAACTCCGTTCTGGTGAAGTGTTTGAATTCAGAAAGAAAAGTGGAATGGTAGGTGACAAACCGAATCCGAATGTAGATAGGTTGACCAAGATCTTTGGAAATCCAATCGCTGGGGAGACCAACAATAACAACAATAACAACAATAATAACAACAATAACAACAATAACAACAATAACAACAATAACAACAATAACAACAATAACAACGCCAATGCCACTGAGGTGGAACCCCTAACCGAAACCATCACTGACCCTGGCGTCGGTCAAATGTCAGGAGGTGGTATGGGTGCTATGGGAGCTACGAAGCTCGGCAGGGCACGGTCTCGCCTCCAACGTCTGGGAATTCTTGGACGCGGAACTGGTCTCCTTGGTCGGGGACTGCAATACGGAAACGCACTTAACGCATAACAATGTCTGCCAAATCCCGGTATGACTATTTAGCAAGTGATCGTTCCAACTTTCTAAACGTAGCAAGACAAGCCTCTGACCTTACTCTTCCTTACCTGAATCGTGGTGAAGAAGAATGGGTCAAAGGTGCTCGTCATTTACCAACTCCTTGGCAAAGCGTTGGTGCAAAGGGTGTAGTTACTCTGGCATCAAAATTGATGCTGGCTCTACTGCCTCCTCAAACCAGCTTCTTTAAGCTGCAGGTAGATGACACTGCATTGGGTACTGAGCTTCCTCCCGAAGCCAAGTCTGAACTGGATCTTTCTTTTGCAAAGATCGAACGTATCATCCTTGAATCCATCGCTGCCTCTAGTGATCGTGTCGTAGTACACCAAGCACTGAAGCATCTGGTGGTCACAGGTAATGCGTTGATCTTCATGGGAGAGAAACAGCTCAAGCTGTACCCCTTGAATCGCTACGTTGTAGAAAGAGATGGCAACGGCAATGTGCTTGAAATAGTCACAAAAGAACGCATCTCTAAAAAACTACTGTTGAAAGTTCTTCCTCAAATGCTGCCTAACCGTCCTGACGGTAACGAGGCAGATCGTAATGATGAGGTTGACATCTACACTCACATCCGTCGAGACAATAACAGGTTTGTCTGGCACCAAGAGTATGAAGACAAGATCATCCCAGGCTCTATGGGTAAAGCACCCATCGAAGCAAACCCTTGGTTGGTCCTTCGCTTCAATACAGTGGATGGTGAGGTGTATGGAAGAGGCCGAGTTGAGGAGTTCATCGGAGATCTACGCTCCCTTGAAGCACTCTCTCAGGCACTCGTAGAAGGCTCTGCAGCAGCCGCTAAGGTGGTCTTCGTGGTATCACCTTCTAGTACCACCAAACCCCAGACGCTGGCCCAAGCAGGCAACGGTGCCATCGTTCAAGGAAGGCCTGATGACATCGGTGTCATTCAGGTTGGTAAGACTGCTGACTTCAGAACTGCATTTGAAATGATGCAGCAACTGGAACGTCGGTTGTCTGAAGCATTCCTCATCCTCAGTGTCCGCCAATCTGAGCGGACCACTGCAGAAGAAGTACGGATGACTCAAATGGAACTTGAGCAGCAGCTCGGTGGACTCTTTAGTTTGCTGACGACTGAGTTCCTCGTTCCTTATCTGAATCGTAAGTTGAATGTCTTCCAAAAGACTGGACAGATTCCACGTCTTCCAAAAGATCTAGTCAAGCCGACGATTGTTGCTGGTATCAATGCACTTGGGCGTGGTCAAGACAGAGAGAGTCTTGGAGCGTTCCTGCAAACGATTGCTCAGACCATGGGTCCAGAGTCAATCGCAAAATACATCAACAGTAACGAAGTAATCAAACGACTTGCCGCTGCACAAGGTATTGATGTCTTGAACCTAATCAAGAGTCCCGATGAAATGCAGCAAGAGCAGATGCAGAATATGGGTATGCAGAAGGAGATGATGCTTACTCAGCAGATTGGTCAACTGGCCAAGACACCCCTGCTTGACCCAAGCAAAAACCCCCAAGCAATGGAGATGATTAGTGGACAAGGCAACCCCGTCTCGCCCAACCAAGGCCAAGACGAAGCCGGTAACGCCCCCGTTGTCGGTTGAAGATAAGGAGTTCTTCGATGATTCGGGGAACAAGTATGCACCTCGTACCAAGATTGGTAAACCCAGTATTGGAGTTCCGAACCGAGTGGAACGTGTTGGACTCGGCAATCTTAAAGTAATTACCACCAATGGCTACACTGACATACGATCCGACTGAAGCACAAGACGGCGAATTTTCTGCTGAGGAACTTGACTCACTTCAAGTGGGTGAAGCTCTGGAACAACAACAGCAACAACTGTTGGCAGGTAAGTTCAAAGATGCCGAGGATCTTGAACAGGCATACATTGAGCTGCAAAAGAAACTAGGTGATCCTGCACAGCGTAATGCTGAGCAAGCTGAGGAAGCACCCCAGAATGAGGTGGAAGAACCCCAGGATGGGGTGGACACTGATTTCCTTGAGCGTCTTTGGCAAGAGTCACAGGACGAGTATTCCGAAGAGACTCTTCAGGCTCTAGAGAATATGGATCCTGCTGACCTTGCACAGATGTACCTTGAGTTTCGTGCTCAAGTTGAGGAAGGTGGTGCTCAAGGTGAAGTGATCACAGCAGACGATGTGCAGACTCTGCAAGGCATCGTTGGTGGTGAGCAGCAGTATGCACAGATGATGGGCTGGGCTCAGGAATCACTGAGTGAACAGGAGATCTCAATGTATGACGCAGTGATGGAAAAGGGCGATCCTCTTGCCTGTTATTTTGCTGTGAATGCATTGGCGTTTCGATTCCAAGAAGCTCAGGGCTATGACGGTCAGATGCTGACTGGTAAACCTCCCAGCACTCAGCAAGGCTTCCGTAGCCAAGCTGAACTTGTCCGTGCAATGAGCGATCCTCGATACGACAATGATCCTGCGTACCGTGCAGATGTAGCTAACAAACTTGAAAACTCTGATCTTAACTTCTAATCATGAAAGGTAAAGGCGGTAAAGGCGGCGGCGGTAAAAAAGGCTGCTGATAAAAAGGAAGGTCAGGGTTGCGAGTGCTCTGACCTTTTGAAGCGTTGGTTATATAAATGTCCTTTGCACTGAACCAATGCTTTATCTGACACTCACTCTTGCTTCTCTTGCTTCGTGGTATGGCCATCCGTATCACGGGAATCGCACCGCCTCCGGTGAGATTTACAACATGCATTCAATGACTGCAGCACACCCTTCACTACCATTTGGAAGTAAGGTTCGTGTCTGCAGTAAAGCTTCAAAGAAGTGCGTCACTGTTCGCATCAATGACCGTGGACCTTATGTTCATGGTAGAGAGATCGATCTCAGTCGTGCTGCTGCTGATGCTATTGGATTGAGAAGTTCGGGTGTCGGTCAAGTCACCATTACACGAGTTAAGTAAATGGCACGAGCTAATCCTTTTGATCCGAAGGTGTCTTCGGTATCTGCTGTTCAATACGTGACTACGACTGCCAACAGCCAAGCGTTCCAAAGCGCATATGGTGAAGCAGCTCAAACCCTGACTGAACTGAGCCCGAAAGGTGTCAAGGTTCAAGCAGGTGGTACTGCGTGGCCGTGATGGCCAAGCCTGGTCTCTACGCCAATATCCACGCTAAACGTCTTCGCATCAAGAATGGTTCTGGTGAGAAGATGAGGAAACCTGGATCGGCTGGTGCTCCAACAGCAGCACAGTTCAAGCGGTCTGCAAAGACTGCTAAGAAGAAGTAGTAACTTCTTTGACAGAGCCTAAGCCCCTGTTATGTCCTGATGAGACATATCACGCTTAGGCCATCTGCATAGACCTGGTGGAAACATCTTGGGTTCGATTCCCTTGCTATGCGTTGACTATCGGCCTCCTACGGGAGACAACCTTTAGTCATGACAGTCGGAGAGACGACAACAAATAAAACTGATTGAACACATGACTCTTCATGTGATTCTCTAAGCGCTTAGAGAGAAACGAACACAAACTTCTCTCTCTTAACTATTGTGGCTAACACTTCTGTTACTTCCATTGGTCGCGTAAATAATACGAGCGCGACTCCTCTTGCTCTTGGTACTGCTTACGATACCAAGTATGCAACTTATCTGAAGCTGTTCTCTGGCGAGATGTTCAAGGCGTATGAAAGCGCCACTATCGCCAAAGGCACTGTGCAGAGCCGTACCCTGAAAAATGGAAAGGCGATGCAGTTCATTTTCACTGGCCGTATGGAGGCCGCCTGGACATGACGGGCCTACACATAGCGATGTGTGTATGAAAATCGGGTGAACTCAGGGAAACCTAAGGCTAAAGCTATGGCAATCCTGAGCCAAGCCAATCAAGCGTGATTGGAAGGTGCAACGACTACATGGTGAGACACGATCTTGTCTCGTAATACATGAATAGCGCCCGACAACTTATAAAGTTGATGATATAGTCTGAACCACATGAAAGTGTGGAATTATTCGATCATGAACCCGGAACTCCGATCCTGGGTAGTGGTGATCCTCCGGTGGCTGAGAAGACCATCGTCTGTGACGACCTTCTTGTGTCTTCTGCTTTCGTCTACGACCTGGATGAAACGCTGGCACATTACTCCCTCCGTTCGGAGATCGCTGCCAAGATCGGTCACGCTCTGGCCGAAGCTTACGACAAGAAGATCTTCCGCACTATTGCAAAGGCTGCTCGTGAAGCTCATCCCATCACTGCTGCTCCTGGTCCTGAGCCCGGCGGTAGCATCATCCAACTGGGTGTACAAAAAGAGTACGATGCACAGGCACTCGTAGACTCATTTTTTGAAGCAGCTTCAATTCTTGACGAAAAGAACCTGCCCAAGCAGGGTCGTTGTGCGGTGCTGTCTCCCCGTCAGTACTACGCTCTGGTGAGCCAAGTTGACAGCAACATCCTGAACCGTGATTACGGTAATAATCAGGGCAACCTGAACAGCGGTGAGGGCCTGTATGAGATCGCTGGTATTTCAATCAAGCGTTCTAACAACCTGCCCTTCCTGGCTGGCAACATTGCTGCTGTGAACGGTGAGAACAACAACTACTCTGGTGACTTCAGCACCCACTGTGGTCTGATCTACCAAAAGGATGCCGCTGGTGTGGTTGAGGCCATCGGTCCTCAAGTACAAACCACTGGCTCTGACGTGCGGACCATGTACCAGGGCGACATCATTGTGGGTCGTCTTGCTATGGGCTGCGGCACTCTGAACCCTGCTGCTGCTATCGAGCTGCAGTCTGCTCGTTCCTGAGGTATTTAACCAATGGCTAACGCTACTACTGCTGCTGGTGGAGGCGGTGTCGCTGGCACCGTTAACTTCGCTACTCGCACCGTGACTGGTGCTTATGGCTCGACCTACATTGACAACGGTAACCTGGCTGTCTCTGACAACCATGCTGTTCGTCGTTCTGTAGCTCGTACAAGCCGCTCTGCTCCGACCACCGCCTCTGGTGTTTTCTCGGAGACTCAAGGCTTCCGTACTGCTTATTCTGGTGTTGAGGCTGATAGCCCAGCGCTTGATGCTAGCCGTACTGCTGTCTGATTCATTGGGGGTCCATAGCGGCCCCCTTTTTATTTCCCTTGCTAACAACACTATTGTTATGCCGTTCCCTACCACTAACGCTCAGACTGAGCTTCAAGCTGTTAATGAGATCCTGGCGTCAGTTG